CAGATACAGACCAGAAAAATCTTGATTTCCTTGAACAACAAGATGGCGTTAAACACGCTCGTCAAAGAGAAATTGTTGAAGCTCAAGCGAAAGAACAAAACAAAGGTAAAATGGCTCAAGAACTTCTTAAAGCAAATTCTGCTGAAAGAGTTGCTGCAATTAATGCTCGTGCTAAAGCAAATGATAAAAGCAACAAAGAAGGTTCTAAAGCAAAAAAGAATAGTCCTAGCGTAAGAGCTAGGGGTATACCTGACCCATTACGTAAAGCACTTCCTGAAGGATTGTTTAGAGCAGATGGGTTAGGAAATTATGTAGCAGGTGATGGCTTTACAGTCGGAAACCAATCTTAAACTTAAATATGTAAGAGGACACACTAATGAACATCTCAGACATTCATCGAGTAGAAGCAGAGATTAGTAAATTTGAAGAAGCTATTAAACTAGCCAAAGCTTTAGGTCGTTTAAGAGATAATCCAGATTTTAAATTAATTATTGAAACTGGTTATTGTACTAAATACTTAGATGCATTGGTTCGTTCATTAGCTATTGTTTCTAACGAAGCAAATGTTAATCAAACTAATCGTCAAATTGCTGGTATTGGTTCATTAAATCATTATTTAGATACGATTGAAAATAATGGTCTTATT